CAGATACAAAAGGTGTATCCAATGATAACTTTTATAGAGATTTATTGAACTATTTTTTCTTCACCGAGATGTGCAAACAAGCACCCAAATATCCTTGGGCGTGGCGCAGATCGAATGTGCAAACTTTATTTTAAAATGGGGGTAAATTATGAAGTACAAAGAGTATACAGCTAATGTTATCCGTGTAATTGACGGAGATACTATTGAAGTTATGATTGATATGGGTTTCGGTATTAAATACACATCCAAATTACGCTTCCTTGATTTTGATGCACCTGAAACATATAGACCATCTTGTCAAGAAGAAAAAGAAGCTGGACGACACGCCAAAATGTATCTTTACGACAGATTGAGTAAACTTGAATCGGTTACTCTTCGGACATACAAAGATACCCAGAAAAAGAACAAAGATTTGTTGAAGAAGTTCAAAAAAAGTCAGGGAAATGTAACCGATTAATATCTTTCTTTTTCAAGAAAGAATTAGAAACTGTAATGTCTGTTAAAAAGAAAGGGATGATAATTAAATACTGTGATTTTTGTAACACACCGATGAATGAGAACAATACTTTTAAAATTGAGAACAAATTGCAGGCCACTCTTTATTTGTTTAGTAAAGGAAGTTCGAGAGCGTCAACTGCTAATATCACAATCAGTTTTGATTCAATAGCCACCAGTAACAACGATATTTGCACTGCTTGCATCCAAAAAGCAGTTAATGAAGGTTTTAGTAATTACAAAGGAGTGAAGAATGAAAACTAAAGTATTACTTGATGCTATTAATACAGTACTACCTGGAACAAGTTCTAAAGGTTTAATATCCGGGACTGAAATGATTGTCATTATAGATGGTGAGTTGACTGCCAGTGTGTCCACTTTTGTAGATGACCCCGGGCTTATGATTGAATGTGCAATTAAAGCTGATGATTTCAAAAACATAATCAAAAGTATTAAGGAACCTGAAGTTGATTTATCTATGGGTGATAATATACTTTCTATAGTTTCTGAAAAAACAGAAGCCGAAATCCCAGTTACATCTGAAATTAATACCATCTTAGACATGATTAAAAGCTTGAACACCGATGACTTAGAATTTACAGACTTACCTAAAGATTTTAATAATGGTTTAGCTTTAACTCGATTCAATGTATCTGATGATTATAGTGACCAGAATAACCTGTTTTGTTTAAACCTTGCTGATACTTTTATATACAGTGCCGACAATTTCAGACTAAGCCGATACAAAGTTAACAGTTCTATTGGATTAAACTGTTTAATCCCAAAAAACAATCTTAATGATTTGTATTCATTTGGAGCAATTGCAATTGCAAAATCAGCTGGTTGGGTACACTTCTTGAATGAAGATGATGCTATTTTCTCTTGTAGACTTGTTGTTGGCCCATATCCGGTAAATGACACAATGTTTAACATTGGTGAAGATTCTGTAGTGGTAGAATTACCCGATACACTGCAAGAAACACTTGAAAGTATCACCTCACTGTATGACGAAGTTTTAAACGCCCATAAAGCTGTAAAGATTCAATTCAAAGGAAATAAATTATATTGTGAGATTGAAAAAGAAAAAGTATGGGTTAAGAAAACATTAGATTTACCTAATAAAAAAGCACCAAATGTTTCTTTTATTTTATCATCTGTATTCTTATCTGAAATTTTAACATATACAAAAGAGGTTAAAGTAACAACAAAACACGCTGTATTTGAAACACCAGTATTTAAACATATAATTCTATTACAATTGGGGAATTAATATGGCGATCATTCAAAGTTTCTTTGGACCAGACATACCAAGTGAATGTAGTAAATGCAAGCAAAGCAAAGGATGTAAAAACCCTTTCATGACGTATAAAGGTTTAGGTCGTCAAAAGATATTGATAGTAGGTGGTTGGCCATCAGCAGAAGAGGACCGAACTGGTGTATTTTATTCTGGTACATCTGGCAAACTATTTAAACAAAAACTCCGTCTTCTTGGTTATGATTTAGACAAAGATTTCTGGTATACCAAAGGTGTGTCTTGTACAAGTGCAAAGCCACCAACAAAAACTGTAATTAAGAATTGCCGACACAGAGTAAATAAATTAATTGCTGATTTGAAACCTAAAGCAGTCTTTTTACTGGGTAATGTTGGTATAGATTCTGTTATTGGTGAATGGGTTCATATAGCAAGTGCTACTTCTTTATCTGGATTACAAATACCATTACACGATATGAACTGTTGGGCATTTCCTTTAATGGCTCCAGAAATAACTCTTGGAAATAATAGAGATAAAAATGCACAAGAATATTTCAGCTTTGTATTTAAAAAAGCATTGGATGCTTGTAAAAAGTTACCAAAGTTAGAACAAGTAAACTTCATGGACAAAATTGATATTTTAACTGACCCAGATGATATTATCCAATCTATTCAAGATATAATACACGATGAAGAACCGTCAGCTTTTGATATTGAAACTTCTGGATTGAACCCATATGATACTGAAGATGGTAAAAGTCATCGAATATTTACAATGGCTATCAGCAATAAACATTCAACGATTGCATTTCCTATTGATTATCCGGGAGCTTACAAATATGATGAAGATTACGAAGATGTTTGTGATGCGGTGTATGCATACCTTGAAAGTGAAAAGTGTCCTAAGATTGCACATAGAACAGAGTTTGAAAATAAATGGTGTACTGTTCTGTTGGATGCTGATGTAAAGAATATGCACTGGTGTACTAAGACAACCCAACATATCGTTGATAATAGAATTGGTATAACAGGTTTAAAGCATCAAGCATTTGTGCGGTGGGGTATTAAAGATTACGATACAACATCCTCTATGTATATTAAGTCTGGAAAAAATACCATTTTTAACAAAATGCATAAGATGCCACTCATGGAACAGCTACTTTATGTAGGTGCTGATGCTTTTTTAACATACAAGTTGTATAAAGAGCAAAAGGAAGAGCTAAAATCGCTTGATACACAACGTTTCTTTAATGACGTAGTGAACATGTTCAATGAAATGTCAATCAACGGCATATGCATTGATACAGACTTTTACGAGCGTGAGAAAAAAGAACTTGAAGAAGATATAAAATATATATTTGAAGATTTGTTTTCCTCTCAAGAAATTATATCTTATGAAAATAAATACGGAGATATAACTTTCACCAGTAATGATGACATAAGACAACTCTTTTTTACGCATCTTGGTTGCAAGTCTGAAAAAGAAACAACTAATGGACAAGCAAGTGTGGATAAAACAGCCCTTGAAAAAACTGGACATTGGATTGCAAAAGAACTATTGCGTATCCGGAAACTATTAAAAATTAAAGATACTTATATTGCTCAATTCATGAGAGAAGCAAGAGATGGTAAAATCCATCCAAGTTTTAATGTGTTCGTAGCAAGAAGTTTAAGAAGTTCAAGTCAGAACCCGAATTTTCAGAATATACCGAAACGTGATGAGCTTTCAAAATATATTACTCGTTCTGGATTGAAACCATCACCGGGCAATAGACTAATTGAACTGGACTTTAGTGGAGCAGAAGTAATAACAAGTGCCGCTTACAACAAAGACCCTAATTTAATTAAATACTTGATTGATGATAAAACGGACATGCACCGTGATAATGCAGCAGATGTCTGGAAGACTACTCCCGATAATGTATCTAAAAAAGTTAGATTTTTTGCAAAGAATTGTTGGACATTTCCCCAATTTTATGGTGACTATTATGGTTCGTGTGCCAAAGCTCTGTGGGAAAATAACAAAGAAGTCTTAGAAGATGGGAAGACTTGTCTTGAACATTTGAAAGAATTAAAACTTGGAACTTTCAAAAAGTTTACTGAGCATTGCAAAAAAGCAGAAAAAATAATGTGGGGTACTCGCTTTAAAGTTTATGACCAATGGAGAAAAAATTCACAAATTGAATACCGAAAAAACTTTACTGTAAAAACCTATTTTGATTTTGAATTTATTGGTTATATGGACTGGAAACAAGTTGCTAATTATCCAATCCAAGGTACAAGTTTTCATTTACTTCTTAAAGTCTTGTTGAAAATGAATAATTGGTTGAAAGAAAAGAAAATGAAAACAAAATTAGTGGGTCAAATTCATGACTCAGGTTTTTTTGATTCTCCAGATAATGAATACCAAAAAGTCATTAAACAGTTCCAGAAATACACAGATATGTTGTATGATGAGTATGAATGGTTGGAAGTTAGAATGGAAGCAGATGCCGATATCTCATTGATTGATGGAAACTTTTCTAATATGTTTACATTTTCTTGGGACAAACCAATAGAAGAACAAGAAAGAAAAGCTATACAGAAGTGGAATAAAATTGAGGATAAATTATTTAATAATTAAAGGAGGAACTATGAGTAATCCAATTTTAGACAAAGATGGCAAACTGTTACAGCAACAGCAAAACATAGATAATGTTTTGTTCCGATGGATAATGCTTATGTTGATTAGTCTTGCAGCAAAAGTACTACGTAAAGACGAAATAATGGGGATTTACAAACTTGTTGGTGAAAGTGCTGGACATTCTCCAATTGTTGATGGATTCCATACTGAATTAATTAGACTTATGAATACAGGAGAAAAAACTGATGTCTGAAGCTTTGCCCTTAAAATATAGACCTGCGTATCTTGATGAGGTGGTTGGTAATGAAGCTTCCATTAAATCTATAGAGAGTATTTTGAAAAGAGAGAAGTCAAAAATTCCGAACTCATGGTTATTCGTTGGACCATCAGGGTGTGGAAAGACCACTTTAGCAAGAATAGTTAAAGATGAATTGGGGTGTACCGATATGTCTTTCTATGAGTACAATGCAAGTAATACTCGTGGGATTGATACAATCAGAAAAGTGCAGGAAGGTGCTGTGCTTGCTCCTCGTTCCGGGGATGTAAAAGTGTATCTTTTTGATGAATGCCACATGTTAACAAAAGAAGCAATGAATGCCTTGTTAAAATTGCTGGAAGATTCACCAACTAATACTTACTTTCTATTGGCTACAACGAATCCAGAGAAGCTTATTAAACCGATACATTCTCGATGCACGACTATTAAAGTGTCAGCAATCACAACCAAAAAGATGGAACCGTTCATTATAGATACTTTAGTTGAAGAATTGGGGGAAAAAGAAGCAGAACAATTCCCTGCTGATGTCATAACTGCGATTGCTAAGAATAGTGGTGGCGCATGTAGAGATGCCTTGAAATTACTGGACATGATTATTGACATGGAAGATTTTGACGATATGCTTGGTGCAGTAGAACAAGGTGCACCACAAGAAGGCAGCATCAAAGAGTTGTGTGATATGTTGAAAACCCCAAGGACTCAATGGAAACAAATGGCAAAGTTCTTGAGAAATTTTGACGAAGATCCAGAAAAAGTTAGAAGAATTGTTTTATCATGGTTCAGCAATATGCTCCTTTCAGACGGAAGTGTAAGAACAGCGGAAGTCCTTGAAGCATTTGAAAGTAATTATTATGACAGCGGGAAAGCCGGTTTATATTTAAGTTGCTTTCAAGTGGTTATGATGAAATGATTTATATTTTTTTATCATTTGTCTAAAAATAGCAGTAAATCAGAGCTTTTTTACTGTTTTACTGCTTTAATCTTATTACATTGACTGTAACACAGTTTGTAATTTTTTTCTTTTACTGTTATAAAGAGAGCTATCATGAAATTAAAAACAAAAATTATTTACGCTGAAGAGTTTGAAGATGATGCCTACTTAGATGTTTTATCCTTAGGCAAAGAGGTCTTCTTACAACCAACTTTATACGAAAAGTATTCCAGATATATGACAAATCTTGAAGATGAGCGGGACACCATCCAAGCTGCTTTAGATTACAAGATTGATATGTTGTCATTATCTATCCGAGAGGATCCAGATTCATATGAATTGGGTAAACTTACTGAAAGTGCCATTAAAGCAATTATAAACACTAATAATAGTGTTCTGGCACTAAAAAAAGATTTACAGTACGTTAATAAATTGGTAAAAGAAGCAAAAGGTGCATTATATAGTATTGATAGAAAAGGAAGGTCGTTAGACAATGCTATAAAAATGTACGTGACAGGTTATTGGGGGCAACTAACTGCTTTACCACAAAAAATGCAAGATGATATTGATGCATATCTGGATAAAAAAGATTTAACCGATGCATTGGAATCAAATGAACGTATAAAAAATGTAAAAAGAAAGTACACAAACGAGTAAGAATTATTAATTAAATTAAGGAGGTCCAAAATGGCTAAAAAGAAAAGTAGATTCAGAGAAGTAGCAACCGATGAAGATTTAACAGCACGTACGGAACAATCATACAATTCCAGAGAATCATCTGGAAAGTACAATGATTATTTTACTGATGATTTACCGTTACCAAAATGGTTCTGCAATGAAGGTGACCATGCACTTGATGTTATTCCATTTCTTGCTGGAGATAAACATCCAAATGTTGCAGAAGGTCGTCCAACACATAATGTGGATTTATTTGTTCATTTTGGTATTGGTGTGACTGAGAGTGCTTATATCTGCCCTGCAAGAATGGGTAAAGGTAAATGCCCTATCTGTGAATACCAAGCAGAATTAAAAAAACAAAAAAATTACGATGAAGATTACGTAAAAAGTTTCAATGCCAAACGTAGAGTAGTCTATAATGTTCTTGTTTATGACACACCCAAAGATGAAGATGCTGGTATGATGATATGGGAAGCATCACATCATCTTGCCGAAAAAAATATTATGGCTATTGCAAGGAACAAAAGAAGTGGTGGCTTTGTTAAATGGGCAAGTCCAGATGTTGGTAAAACCATTGAATTCACCCGTGAAGGTAAAGGTATTAGTACAAAATACGTTGGATTTACTTTCAGTGATCGAGAAGACGCACAAGGCAACCCTGTAAAAATTACTGATGAACAATTAGAAGAAGCAATACAGATTGACCAGTACTTGAATATTCTTACGTATGATGAACTTAAAGAAGTTTTAGGGGACACAACATTACCTGAAGAAGATTCCCCATTAGAAGACGAAGAAACATATGAAGAAGTAGAGGAACGTACACCTTCTGCAAGACGTTCACGCAATGTAAAAGAAGAAATAGAAGAAGAGACTGGGACAACTTTAAGACGGCGTGGACGTAGAAGAAGATGAGACGGTGGTGATTATGGAGGGGAGGTTTCCTCTCCCCTTTTAAAAGAAGGTGACCCAAACAGGGTTGATGATATACCGTTTTAGGAGGTTGTATGGCTGAGTTACAAAGACGAAAAAAAATAGAACCAAAAAATAAAAGTAAGATTAGAAAAACAATTAGTGATTCTTTAAATGGAGATACTGAAAAACCAAAGAAAGAAACAAAAACAAAAATAAATACTGATTTGATAGTTTCTACCGGAAGCACATTATTGGATCTGGCAATCTCTGGAGGTAGAGTTCATGGTGGTGGACTACCTGGTGGTATTATGGTAGAATTGTTTGGACCATCAAGTTCCGGCAAAACAACAGTCCTTGTTGAGATTGGAGCAAGTGTTCAATTCAAAGGTGGTGAAGTTTCCATAGCTGACCCAGAAGCACGACTGGATAAAGAGTACACAAATATGCATGGTCTTGAATTACCATCTGATAATTATGAAAGACCGGACACAGTGACCGAAGTTTTTGATAAACTTATGGAGTGGGAGCCTGAAAATGCAGACGTTATTAATTTATTTGGTGCTGATAGTATTGCCGCTCTCAGTACTACTATGGAGATGGGAGAAGGAGACAAGCGAGGCCAACGAAAGGCTAAGGAATTATCTGAAGGCTGCCGAAAAACAGCCCGAATTATATCCAAGAATAATAAGCTTATTGTTTTTACAAATCAGGAACGACAATCCGAGTACGGCAAAACTACTCCTGGTGGGTTCGCTGTTGGCTATCATAGCTCAGTACGTTGTCGGATTGCTCGGGTAAAAAGGATAGAACAGACTAAACAAATACCTGGAAGTAAGAAGAAAGTAGTGAAAACTATCGGTATTCATTCCAAGGTTACAGTTGTTAAATCATCAGTAGATGATGAGTATAGAACAGCTCCTATTTATATTATATTTGGTAAGGGTATTGATGATGTGCGTGGAAATCTTCAATGGTACAAAGATTCAATGGGGGCAACAAAATATAACGCTGTAGATAAAGAATTTCAAAGACTGGATTTTGCTATCCGATACATTGAAGAAAACAATCTCGAAAGTGATTTAAGAGAGATGGTCATAGAGCTTTGGGAAAGTATTGAAGCTTTATTTAAAACTAAACGAAAACCCAAAGTGAGATGGTGATATGACAACATTAGTGGTTGATTCAAATTTTTTGGCACACAGAGCCATATATACCATGAATGCTTTATCTTATGAAGATGATAAAACTGGAGTAATCTTTGGCTTTCTCATGCAGATTCTTTCTTATGCTAAGGAATTCAAAACAAATGATATCATTTTTTGTTGGGACAGTACCAATTCAAAAAGAAAAGAATTGTATCCAGACTATAAAGCAAACAGAGTTAAAGAAGATATAACAGAAGAGGAAGAAGAACTTAAACTGAGTGGATACAAACAATTTGATACTTTACGAGAAGAAGTTCTACCTTTAATGGGGTTTAAAAATGTATACTTTCAAGATGGGTACGAAGCTGATGACTTAATTGCAACTACTGTAGGGTGGCATGAAGGTGAGTTCGTCATAATTACAGCAGACCATGATATGTATCAGCTTTTAGATTTTGCAGACATATGGAATCCTTCTTCTAAACAACTGTATACTTATGATGATTTTGGTAGGGAATGGGAAGTTGCCCCTGTTGATTGGATAGACATAAAAAGTTTGGCAGGTTGTTCTTCTGATAACATAGCTGGCATCAAAGGTGTGGGTGAAAAAACTGCGGCTAAATTTATCAGAAATGAATTAAAAAGTACAACCAAAGCTTACCAAAAAATTGAATCAGCAAGGGGAAATGTTCTAAAAAGAAATAAACCATTGGTTACTTTACCTTTTATTGGTACAAACATTTACAAAATTAAAGATAATAAATTGAACTTTGATAACTTTGTGGAGCACATTTGTTACCGTTATTCTTTTGATTCATTTTTAAAAGATAATTATTACCTTAAATGGGAAAACTTTTTTGCAGGGAGATTTTAATGTTACCAAGTATTATTGTTATTGACAAATCTGGTCCATATACAGGGGCAGATATACACGAAAATTATATTGTTGTCCGCCCACGCCAGAAACATAAAGTTATACAAGGTTTACGAATGTTTATGCCTAATGTTGATTTTAAAATAATGAGCAAACAGGAGTATCTAAATGAAATTAAAACGCAGAAAAATAAAAACGAGGCATCCTGATGGGCTTATTCAACTCAAGAATAAAGATAAAGCTACTTTTAGAGAGCGTTGGCATTACAAACAAAATTGTATATGCCCATTACTAAAGATTGAAGTACCGTTTGATAATATTGCTCTTGACCATAAGCATAAGAGAAAGAAAGATCCTGTTGGTCCAAATGGTGATGGGTTAATCAGAGGTGTACTACATATGCAAGCTAACGCACTTGAAGGTAAAATAATAAATAATTTTAAACGATTGGGATTAGCTAAATATATTGAACTTCCAGATTTTTTGCGAAACTTAGCAGATTATCTTGAAAATCCACCAATACCGCAGCGGTACATTCATCCCAGTGAACAACGAAAACCACGTAAAATTAAAAAAAGTTGGGTTAATAAAGTGAATAAAATGTATCTTGCAAAATACCCAACCCGAAAACCATTACAATATCCAAAAAGCAAAAAACTTACAAAAGTATTTCAAGAGCTTTGTAACGAATTTAAAATTAAACCCGAATATTTAAAGGAGTAAAAAATGGAAGGATTACAAATTTGTGTATGGCCTGGCTACGACTGGTGTAGAAAAACTGACATTTCTGCATATAAGCATTTGGGTGATGACTACATGGAATTGACTGTCCCGTCATTTGTTGATGAAAATAAAATTGACGTATGGTTGGAAGCAACAAAACCACAAGACCATGTTGTTAAATTAAAACAATTCATGGTTGCTGTCTGTCCTAAATGTGGTGAATTAGAATTCCCTACAAGGGAACGAAAACCAGCAGTGCAATGTGCTGTTTGTGGCAAATACCATTTGTCTGACTCAAATGATTACATTGCAGTTTCAGGGAACGTAACTATCGGTATGAATCATGGACTTATAGGAAACAATTTAACCGATGGCGATGTTGTTAAACATGTAAGTGTCTTTTGTTTAGAGTGTTTTAAAATTGCTTGCGATAGTAATCAAAAAAAATCTGAAGATATCGAGCAAATACCATTCAGAATGTATGCACAATTATCCAGTAACATATGAAATATGCAGGGAGGGTAAATGAAACACCTTGTTGAAAAATTAAATATTTTACAAGCTGAGACCAGTAGTAACATGAAAATTATGTACTTGCAGGATTTTCTTCAAAATGAAGATTTTAGAATATTTGTAGAAATGGCATTGGATGAAACACTGCATTATAATATTGCTAAACTTACACAAGGTGGACCAAAGAAACCTGAACCAGATTTCTATTTATTAGTTGATTATTTGTATTATCTTGCCAGTAAACAAGGTGCAAATGCTGAAGAAAAGAAAGAACTTGCCTCATTTGCCATTGACCCTAATTGGGAAACAATCATAACCCGTATTATTAAAAAAGATTTAAAGTGTGGTGTAGGGGCTAAATTAATCAACAAGGCTGTTCCTGGCACACTTCAACTTATGCCATATATGCGTTGTTGTACAAGTAAGAAAATTGATTGCATAAATTACCCTGCGTATGCTCAAGTAAAGGAGGATGGTTTATTTTGTAATATATTTTGGAATAATACCAACGTAAAGTATTTGTCACGTAGCGGTAATGAATTCCTTTTTCCCGAACCTTCTTTGGAAAATGAGATCAGAGAATATTATCCAGAAGTTCCAGAACCAATGGTATACATGGGGGAATTACGTGTAAAAATTGATGGTAAATGGTTACCAAGAAAAACAAGCAATGGTATTATAACTAAAGCTTTAAAGAAAAATCAAAGTATTAGTACTGGTGAATCTTTAAAAGTCCACTTCATTTGTTGGGATGTAGTACCCGGTCGTGATTTCTGGAAAGGTGATTGTGCTATTGAATACAAGGAGAGATTTGACCAATTATATTTCTTTGATGATATGAAAAAACACCATTTATCACAAACCAGAGTTGTAGACAGTACCGAAGAAGCACAAGAATGGGCATTAAAATTGATTGAATCTGGAGAAGAAGGAGTAATTATCAAAAATTTTGATGCTCTTTGGAAATTTCATACAAGCACCTCTCAGATTAAACTTAAAGCAGGCGACATTGGTATAGATAACGAGAGAGAATGTGAACTCCGGGTTGTTGACTGGTATTACGGTAAAAAGGGTACTAAATATGAAGACTGTCTTGGTGGTTTAGTCTGTATCTCCGAAGATGATTTATTAGAAGTAAATATTGGTGGTGGTTTTAGTGATGAAGATAGGGGAAAAAAACATAGTCTCTTTTCTCCACGTTTTATTGAAACAAGAAACAAAAAGGTTGCCGATACATTGCAATATATAAAGGAGCTATTATGATTAAATTAAGTAATAACTTTTATTTAAGTGCAGATAGATTCCAATTTATTATCAAAGAAAAGAAAATCACACAGACTGGAAAAGGTAAAGGTGAAGTAGTATTTAATAACATTGCTTTCTACCCCAATCTATATATGATTTTTGAGTTCATATTTGAATTAAATTTGAAACAAAATTTAGAACTCTCGGGGGAAGAACTAAGTACACTAAAAGAATTTAAAGAAGTTGCCGAAGATTCTTATGAAAATCTTCATTCAAAACTTGCAGAAATTTCAACCGGGGTTAAAAAATGGCTTGCTGAGGAGGATGCATGATCACCGATATAGAAATTAGTAATTTCCAAGGTTATAAGGATGCTTCCTTGTCTTTATCTTCTGGGTTAAATGTTATAACTGGTGAATCCGATACTGGCAAATCCAGTATTATTCGTTTGTTAACTTGGATATTTAAAAACAGACCTAAAGGAGATAGTTTCCGAAACAACTCAATGAAAAAGAAGGATTCAGTCCTAGGTAGTGTAGCTTTTGATGATGGTTCATGGGTTACTCGTGAAAAAGGCAAGAATATTAACTCGTACCTTTTACCATCTTCGGATACTCCATTGAAAGCATTGAGAACAGATGTACCGACTGAAGTATCAGATATAACAAAAATTGCTGATGTAAATTTACAATCACAACATCCAAATGAACAGTACTTTATGTTAACTGACAGCCCAGGACAAGTTGCTAAACACTTCAACAAAGTTGCTGGCTTAACGATAATGGATGATGCATTGTCTAAAATAAATTCATCTGTCCGTAAAAACAAGCAAGAGGCTGACTTCTTAACTACATTGATGAATGATAAAAAAGAAAAAGTGAAATCTTTATCTTGGGTAAATAAAGCTGTAATTGATATTGACGCTATCCTATCATTGGAAAAAACAATAAATGAATTGGATAATAAAGCCGATGAACTTGATGACATTTTATGTTCATATAATGAAACTATGGACGTAATTAAAAAATACAAAAATATTGATTCAGCTTTAAAAAAGATTTCATCACTGGAAAAAACATATGATGAACATCAACATCAACGTACCAGCTATAAAAAGATAATGGAATACGTTAATGACGTATATAAGCTCGATAAAGAGTTAGAGAGTACTCTGCTATTAAAAACAGCTGCAATCGAATTCTATGCACTAAAAAACGTGATTAATGCTGTAAAAAAAGCAAAAGATAAGCTCGTTGACTTAACAAATATTTTTAATTCTGTCGATGATATCATGTTTGATTTGACCTTGGAAGTATTGAAAAAGAAATCAATGCTTGTGAAAATGAATTGGCAAAATTTGATGGAAAAACTTGCCCAATTTGCGGGGGTACAATATGAAAATAGCAGCCATAAGTGATTTGCACCTAACTGATAAAAGACCGACAAACAGAAAGGATAAAACGTATCTTGGTACCTGCTTTAAAAAGTTCATAGATATTTTAAAGATTTGTGACAATCAGGGGATAGACTATTTGATAATTGGTGGTGATGTGTTTGATTATCCTACAGTACCACGACATGTTGTCACAAATTTACTAAAAATTATTAATACTTGGTCAGTTGAGATTCTTGTAAT